TCACAACACTGTACGCTTTTGGTTGTGATGAACCATCAGTATTGAACACAACTTTTGGTGAAATGTGATACTGAGTAACGCTTGGAGTAATATTATTGGTATTTGCAGGAGAATCTAGATAAATCCAATTAACACCATTATTAGAAACATATTTTGTTACTGTTTTTAATTGTGCAGTAGCATAACCACTATTGTAGATATAAATGCCATTTTTGGTATAAAAATCATTATCAGCAGAAGCAGTAGCTTCAATCTGAATAACTGTCGAGTTTACTACACCACGAACAATACCATCATTGTATGCATTATAACCAGAACCACCATTGTTAATCATAACAACTTCGACACCAGTGTAATTATATGCACTTGCTGCAATAGATGTATTTGGAAAAATAGGAACATATTGACCAGAAGAAAATTTAAGATAATTTGAACTACTGATCGAAGTAATATATCTCCAAGTATAACCATCCGACTTAGTGAAAGAAGAAGGCTGTAGCTGATCTGGTGCCTGTGTAGAAACAGAACCATTGGCATTATCAATGCATTTATACACATCGTAAGTACCACCAGAAACCGCTGGTGGAGTAATAACATAATAATTCGAATTAGCTAATGTAGTCGAAGTATTATCATATCTTGTATAAACAGTATTTGATTGCCAATTGATGTTATTAATAACAGGTATAATATCAACGTTATTAATTTTCTTACCGAATATCATCTGCCAATCATTACTAAACATAGTTGTGTAATCATCAGCAGTAATTACTGGTGTATTACCAACAACAGGAATAGGGTTGGCGGCGAAAGCATAATATTGAGATGAATTTGAACTGATACTTGAAATTACATCATCAATAATTGCTTTTTTATAACTCGGTAAAATTTTACCCATAAAGATTACTTACCTATTGCTTGCCAGTAGACAGTTGCGTTTGTAGTGTTACCTGTTGCAAGAGTAAATGCAGTAGCATTAATTGCATACACACCAGCATGATATGAAGATACACCAGAGTTACTTGTCGCTGAAACTGAGAAACAGTTAACTGGGAATGAAACACCTGCAGAAGCAGCGAAAGAAATTACGTTTGGTGTTGAATTAGAAGCAGTGAAAGCGCCCCAAATCATCAACAAACCATTTGGAAGTACAGTGTAACCATTTGCAGTGGCTAATGTACCAATGTTTGATGAACCAAGAGTTAAAGTATTTGAAGAAACATAAACGTTTCCGCTTACAGTAAGTGTAGAAGCAGGAGTTGTATTACCGATACCAATATTACCATTTGCAGTAATACGCATGCGCTCATTGGTAGATAAAGTACCATTGCTGTGGAAGATAACAGAATTAGCAGAAGCAGTACCAATGACCATATTGCTGTTAGAAGAATAAAGGTATGCGTCGCTATAACCAGTGATGGTATATGAAGAATTGGCATACTGAGAGCTATTGATACCAAGATCAACGTAACCAAATGAATCGTTACCAGTATCAGTTGTTAAGACAAAGTCGCCAGAAGCACTAATACCTGAGTTAGCATTTTGAATAACAACTTGCTGGTATGTATTAGAATTTGCATCGACTTCGATAAGCGCGATAGATCCAAAATTATAACCTGCAGCATTACCAACATTAATTTTAGAAATAACAAGCAAAGTGTTAGTAGTCGTGTTGCTAGTAACAACAAGAGTATTGGCAGCAGTAACAACATTGGTAGAGGTGTTAAAAGCAAATCCAGAATAAACTTCATTGAAGTTGCCATTGATCTTGGTCATCGCTGTGCGGATCGGATCACCAGTGCCGTCGTTCGCTAATGTACCAATGTTAATTGTTTGTTGTGACATTTAAAATCCTTTAGATAAACGCATCGAGCTTGATAATGTTGTCCGAGTATAGGTAGTTCGTATCAGTTGTGGCAGAATTCGAAGTAATCAAATAAGTGCTATCAGATGTTATAAGAGTTGAATCCACTTTGAAATAAAGATAATTATCAATATTTGCAGATGTAGTTTCAGATAACAGATTAGCAAATGAAGCTTCATTATTTATTTGTAAGAATTCACCGAATAATTCAGCTCCAGAAGTATGGAACGTAGTATAAAGAATATCTTTGTATTTATCAAGAGTTGCAGCCGCTTTGATTTGATAAGAGAAATCTTGATAAAAATAACTATCTTGAATATATTTATCCGAATTTAAAAAGCCTCTGGTAGTTGACCAATATCCAATTTGTCTACCAACGCCTGTCTTATTGACACGACCAGTTACTTGACTTGTAGTATTAAAAGGTAGAATAGAAGTTGTCAATACAGCATTAGAACCAGTTCTTGTTTTAATTACAATAGTTGGAAGACTAGTATAATTAGAACCGCCTGTGATAGGAACAGAAACAATAGCGCCTGTACCATCTGTGGTTACATAACCAGTAGCTGGCGAAGTAGATCCGCCGTAGAAATGAACAACATCATTATTAGTATAACCAATACCAGGATTCGTAATAACAATTGGGCTAAGACCATTAAGAAGATATGAAACGACAGTTTCACCTTCAATATATCCGCGACCAGAATTGATAGCAGTTGTTGTTGCTACAATGTTATTACCTGTTGAAGGATTGCCAGTAATTAATTCATTAATACCATCAATTGATCCATCTGAAGTTAAAACTTGTGGATCATAATAAGCATAGTTAGAAGGAAGCACAACAGGAGCATTTTTTGAAATAGCTGTACCTGTAGAGTTCTGTTTTGGTGGACCATACAAAGTAATTGTAGTATCATTAACAACAGTTTTAATTACTTGTAATTCGCTAGTGGCAGTATTTGAAGAATCAGCTTGAAGATAAATTACATCTCCATTTGAATAAAAATATGTGAACGTTGTGCCACTACCAGTAATAGTATTAGAAGTAGTCGAGTACGAAACGGTTCCTGGAAGATTGTTAGTTGCTAACTGTGTTGATCTAACGAATATACTTGGTGCTTGAGTATAACCATTACCAGTTTGAATATTGGTAAGAGCAGCAATTGTACCAAAGTTATTATTTTTAAATGTCAAAGTACCTTGGATAGAAGAAATTGCATTCGCGCTATTATTAGCAGGAAACCCATAAGCAGCAGCGTCAATTTGTGTGTTGTAAAAATCAACAATCAAGTCTGTATTATATGGAAGATTTTGAACGTAGGATAGATTACCTAAACTAAAGCTAGCTCCTGCACCTGTCGAATCTCCTGCACCATTGTATAAAAATACATTTGTATTCGATGTGTATCCGAAACCACCCTTGGCAATGTTGAAATTGAGAGAACCTTGACCACGCGAAACGCTAGTAACTCTTAGTTTTCCATCGATACCATCAGAGATAACATTATTGTTTGCATCTAAATGAGCGATTGCAATGATGTCACCAATGTTGAAACCCTGACCACCATTATAGATGGAAAGGCTATCGAGAGAACCAACAATGGATGGGGAAGCTGTTACAGCCGCTGTATTACCTACCTGTGATTGAATTACTACTTTTTCACCAGTAAGGAATGAACCACCTTTTGGCTGCATATTAGAAATGTAAAGAGTTGAAATAATATTTTGATTAATAGGCTGAGAAATATAATCTTCAACAACAGCTGTTGTGTTTGAAGTAAATCCACGAACAGTTTGACCCACAAAACTTGCAAGATTATTAGTCTGTGTTACTTCAAGATATTGTGGTTGAATCCAAGTACCATCTGATGGCTTGAGTAGATCTTGTCCTGGAAGATAAATTTCTACGTCTTGATTGTAAATTAGCTTGAATAGAAGTTTATAACAATCAATCGAACCTTTTGAACGATAAACGTCAAGAATATGTTTAAGTAAGAATTTTGGATTAGCAATAGTTTTGAATGGAATACCGTAGAGATATTTCTGCTGGAAGTGAGAAAGAAAAGAATCCATTGTATTATCAATATCTCGTAGATCAAAAAGACTACGCGATTGATTAATAGCTTGACCTTCAGACTCCATCCATTCATAATATGCCTTAACGAACAACACAAAGTTCGGACCCTCATCCAAATAGAACTGAGGGAACTGACTTTCTATGAAGTTCGATATCTTTTTTTCGATTGCAAATTGCATATTTTTACTTTTGTGTAGGAATTACGTTGACAGTGACGTCAGCCAAATCTATTAATAATATTTTACTCTTACTGACAAAGATATCTTTATTTTGTGGTTCCATATAAATCGAAATGTAATTACTGTATGAAGAGGTAATTAAATTGTTGATTTTTACGACGCCTGTAGTATAATCAACTGTGCCAATATCAGAATTAACAATAGTAAACAGACCATTGACATTGGTGTAAACGACTAGTATACCAAAGTTATTGTCTCTGATATAGCTTAATGGCCAAATAGCTCCTGCTGCGTCGACGTATGTAAATGCAGATGAAGTAATCATTGGTTCATCGTAGAATGGAGGACCAGCTACGTAACCTTCTGCATTATTTCTTGGTTCTATTTCTGTTGGATTATTAAAATCAAGAACATATGATGTTGGATAATTCACAAGTGGAGAAATACGTTTGATAATTTTAATATCTGTATCATTGCTTGTGATACTTGAATCACTGTTGTCAATAACAGAAACAAACTTACTATATCTGAAATCTTGCGCAAACATTTCTAAATTAGTAGAGCTATAGTTAGAAATTGCACTATAAATGATAGATTGAATTTCAGAAGAAGATTTAGTTGTGCCTGTTACATTATACTGAACTGTTGCAACAGCAGAAACATAAATGTAATCAGGATCAGAAATAATTACTCTTGTTGGAATAGCAATGAATGGCTGGAGATAATTTGAAATTTGATTTTTAATATAATCAGGAGCGATTACACTTCCTGTTGGTTTAACACAAACAACAACTCGACCATATTGTTTTGGATCAAGAAGTTCGCCACCAAACACATTAACGTCAGAGATCTGACCACCGAATTGTGAAAGGACCAGAGAAGAATAATCATCAGAAGCAACAGCTCTTTGTTGTGTTGCAAAGTAACGTGGGGCTAGTTTACGAATAGAATCAATTGATTCAGAGTTTGCGCCACCAGCAGAGTTAGCATTAACAGTAATTGGAGAAACTGTTACTAAACCTCCATTGATTGGTCCAAGATCTTGTGTGATATTAAATGATGAAACACCCTGTGCAAGACTACCAGTACTGATACGATAGTTTGCAACAATTGTAGAAAGATTACTAGGAATACGACCAAAATTACCATCACCGAATACAACTTCATACTGACTGTTTTGTGCAGCTTGAAGGAAGTAAGTGTTTGATAGTGAATTAAGACCAAATAATGAAGTTACTGGTGTAAAAACAGTATTTGATCCACTTTCGATAACAGTAAGAATTAAACTGCTGGTGTCAATATTAGGATTGCTGAGAACAAATCTTTGTGACTCTTGTGTGTTATCAAAGATAAAAGCATCAGTAATGTAAAAACCTTCATAGATATTGAGGTTATTAATTGCAAATGTAGTATTGCTTGAAGTAAAATTCTGATTCAGAGAAGTCGAAAATGTAAATGCACCATTAGAATTTTGACCAGAAAAAGTTGTACCTTTTGGAATTAATAATGGCGAATTAATACCTATTGTTGATAACGTAAAGCTAATGTTAGCAACGGCAGATTGATTAGATCTTGGAAGATAGTTTAATTCTTTTGCATGTGAAACAACTGAATCCATTTTCTGGGCAGAATCCAGAAACATTTCAGCAGCGACCATATTAAGATAGAAAGAATTAAGATATGAGTTATAGCTCAAAAGGTCCAATAGGACATTCATGTTTGAGCCAGAGAAATTGTAATCTTTGAAAATGGGTTGTGCCGTCAGGTACTGCTGAAGCTGCGCCTTTAAAGTATCAAAATCTAATGATGTTAATGAAATTGAATTATTAGCCATTTATCATCGTACTCTTTTTAGGAAAAGGTTTAGCGTAACAGGTTCTGGATTATTTATAATAGAAAACATAACGCTAATTGCAATAGAATTTTGATCTGCAACATCAAGAATTGAAATGTCCAATAGCTGAATTCTTGTTTCAAATTGTTGTGCAGAGTGTATAATATATCGTCTTATATCTTCAATGGTAAATGTATCTAATGGTTCGAACAAAGATCTAGAAACATTAGATCCAAAAAATGGATCGAAAAAACGCTCGCCAATGTTCGTCAAAATAAGATTTTTGAATGCTTGTCTTACGCTGTCTTCATTTTTTAATTTTACCAATTCATTAGTTATTGGATGTTTAATGAAGTTATTAGGAAAGTCAGAATAAATCTCTGATTTCTTAAGCGTCTGTGTAATTGTGTCTGCTCTTGTTGCCATTTTACCCTACGTTAATTAAGCTATCGAACCCCGTTGCAGAAGGGGCGCAATGAGCTCCTCCTAACGGTAAACATAAAGCATCAGCACTAGCCGAATCACCCTGTACAATAATTCCAATACCACCAATTGTAAGCCAAGTATGTGTAGTACTTAAAGCGCCACCGCCATGACTATCTGGATCACCATTAACAGACCAAAGTTGATTATCAACCTTTACAAAATTTTGACCAGTGACAATTGTAGTAGCACCACACGCTCTAGAATCGCCATTTCTGTGACAGTAAGCCATCTATTTATTACGCCTTTACGAAATTAATAGCAGAAGCAGTTATTGTTATTCCAGCTGGTGTCATTACTATACTAGAAGAACCAACTTTAAAAGTAATCTGTGTTGGAGATGTTACTGTGATATTTGATCCGCTAGAATCAACAGTAATGTCCCCGCTGCTA